TGGCTCATACTATTCTTCTGGCGTGGGATTCATTTCCTCACTGGCTCCAACAGTCAGTCCAGAAGCCCCAGTATGGGTTACACCAATGACAGTCGCAATTAACGGACAACTCTATAACGGAGAAAATCCGTAATCTAATGTCGAAGCAATAAAAAGCGAGGGGGATTCGCAAGAGTCCCCCTTTTTTCTAGAGTAAACAAATGAACAAGAATGACATATTAATAACAACTGAAGAGAAGTTGCGGTCACTGATCGCAGACGAAGCCAAACAGATTAACATGCTTGCAAACATACAAGTAACAATCAGACAGATGCAGGCTAAAAGTACCTTTAGGCTGGCCTTGCTCAATCAACTGCTTGAAGATTATTATGATAAATATTCTGGTAATTAATTAATTAAAAAGGATAAACCAATGAAACTAGCACAACTTGCCAACAAACCCCGTCTAATCGAACTATCAATTAATGACGAAACGATCATCAAGGAATTTGGTGAACCGTTAACATTTCATACATGGGATCGTCAACCTATGCATGTATTCATGAGATTGTCAAACATCAGTCAAGACAATACCAGTGAACTAATTGATGTGGTTAAGACCCTAATTCTAGATGAGGAAGGTAAACAATTACTGTCTGATGACAATATGTTACCAACCAATGTTTTGATGAGAGCAATCGCAAAGGTTACTGAACAACTGGGAAAATAACAGGTGATGCGATTGATGTCGCATCACATAAAATGTTATCGATAATGCAGATTGATGGTATTGCTAAACGATATGGAGTATTGCCTAGCGAAGTATTACAACGAGCAGATACATTTGATTTGTACATAATAGATGCAGCCTTGACTTTCGAACGATTCCAGTATGATAAGGAAATGAACAAGGGCAAAGTTGATCCAGCATATTATTCACAAGATCAATTAGCAGGCATGCTCGATAAAGGAAAGAATTATGGAAGTAAGACTTAAAATTAGTGATAACATTAGCGCGGATTTGGAACGCAAAAAGCGTGAGATCGCTCGTTTACCAAAACAGGCTTTTGAATTTTTTAGAGATGAAACTCCAGTTCGCACAGGTAATGCCAGACGCAAAACACGTTACAAGAATAAAACAATTGTTGCAGGTTATCCATACGCACAAAAATTGGACGATGGATACAGCAAACAAGCACCAAAGGGTATGACAAACCCTACTTTGCAATTTATTAGACGTACTCTTAATCGTCTAATGAGGAGACGATAATGGCTGATCTAGATTATACAATTGGTGTTCGCACCGATCAAGCAGAACGTAATATTGACCGACTTAAAAAATCAGTTGGTGGTTTAGGCGCTGAATTTACCAAATTTCGTAATGTAATAGGTGGTCTTGCGATTGGTGGTTTAATTACTAATACTATTCGCTGGGCAGATAGCATACAAGATGTTTCAGATTCTACTGGCATTGCTACTGCTACTATTCTTGGATTCGGTCAGGCAGTAGCAGAAGCAGGTGGTACCAGTGAAGGTGCTAACAATGCTTTAGTTAAATTCAATCAAACATTAGGTGAAGCACAACAAGGCAGTAAATCTGCACAGACAGCCTTTGCTAATCTTGGTATTACAGTTGACGAATTAAAATCATTATCATCCGAAGCAATTTTTAGTAAAACATTAGCAGGATTGCGCGACATTAATAGTTTGTCCAGACAGGCTGCTGCATCTGCTGACTTATTTGGTAAAACATTAAAAGGTGTTGATTTAAGAGGTGTTGCCACTAACACTGGCGTTTATGCAGAATCAAACGTAGAAGTTGCAAAATCGGTAAAATCAGCAGCAGACGCTCAACAAAATCTTGAAAAACTTTTTAACCAATTTCAAAAAACATTATTGGATTTACTTCGTCCAATATCAGAATTAGTCGGAAATATTAATACTGCTAGCGATACAACACAACGTTGGGTAAGAGTTATCGTATATTTAACTGCCGCTATTGCAGCATTTGTACTTATTTTAAATCCAGTAGCGAGAGTGATAGGAGCAGTTATTGCTGCAATTAGATCTTTATATGCTATATTCAGAACAGCGCAAGGTGGAGTCTATACTTTTTCTGAAGCATTGAAAAAAATTGCGACTGGTGCTCCAGAAACAATTAAAGCATTGAAAAATCTAAGAAATATTATTAAAGTAAATGCTGAAGCAGTAAAAGAATTTAATGCAATAAGAATAATCGCTCAAGCATTTCAAAGACTGAGTGCAGCAGCAAAAGAAGCCGGTGCAGTACTATTTAAAGTTTTTGGTGGTGCGACAGTTGCTCTATTCGCATATTTCAAAGATGAAGCCGACGAACTTATTGAAAAATTTCAAAAGTTCTTAGGTTTAAGAGAAAAAATAAAACCAATACCTTATGATCAAGGTGGACCACAGGGTGGTCGTAGAGTTTCTCCTGAAGTTTTAGCAGATATAGCACAAGAACGAGCAGCAAGAGAAAGAGCAGCCAAAGAAGAGATGATGTTGAAAGCCTCAGTGATTACTAAACAACGTCAGGATGCTTTTGCTGCTATGAATGAACAATTAGGTATGGATGCTGAACGTGCCTATTATGCTGATCGTCAAAATGAAAAAACAGAATATCAACGTAATCTTATGGAAGATATTGCGTTACTCAATCAAACCATATTTCAAGAAACTGGTTTAAAACAACTTGCACAACAAAACGAACTGATTGGTTTATTTGGTCGTGAGTATGAAGCAAAAGCAGAGATACTTGCAATCGATGCTGAGCGCGAAAATACAATGAATGAAATCTATGCTAAACTTCGTTCATTAGGTACTGCTGCAACTCAAGAAGATATTGATCGTGCCAATCAAGAAATTGAGTTAGCAAAATACGTGGCTGATGAGCGTCTAAAGATATTCCAAGATCGCGTAGCAAAAGAAACAGCAATTGAGCAGAGTGCAGTGGCTGGTGTAAAAGCAGCCCTACAAGAAATCACTCAAGCAGTAACACCATTTAATGTTGCTCAAGAGAGCACTCGCACTTTGTTTGATGGTATGAAGCAAGGCATAACTGATTTTGCCACCACCGGTAAATTGAATTTTAAAACCTTTGCTCTCTCATTGATACGCGATCTATTAATGGTACAAGCACAAGCAGCATTTACTCAATTATTTGGCATGGGTGGTAACTTCTTGGCATCACTGTTTGGTGGTGGCAAAGCAGCAGGCGGTCCAGTCAAGGGCAATACTGCTTATGTTGTTGGTGAGAAAGGTCCAGAACTGTTTGTGCCTAAAGGTGCAGGAACTATTGTGCCCAACAACAAAATGAATTCTGGATCAGGTCAAGCAGCACCTGCAAATAACACTTATAATACGTACAATATCAGTGCAATCGATTCACAATCAGTTGCTCAATTCTTTGCGCAGAATCGCAAGATGGCATTAGGTGCCGTAGAAATGGCAAAGAGAGAACTTCCATACGGAGTAGGTTAATGGCAGCAATTCAAACTATTTTGAGCAGATGCAGCAGTATTGCGGTCAACCGTAGAAAAACTGTTGGTGTACAGATTACTCGCAATGAGATACCTCGCACTAGTTTAACTCCAACTACCCAGCCATGGAGATTCACACTTGAGATGCCTCCAGTATTAAAATGGTGGGAATCCAGACAACTAGTAGAAGCACTGGATGCTATGGATCGTTACTCACCAGAAATTATTACATTTGCTGGCACTTGCTTGCAATTTATGTGGCGCTATCAAGGTACCCTATCGCAAACTCAATTATCAAACATTCTAGTTGACAGTTATGTTGGCAATCAATTGACACTTAACGTGCTACCTAGTTTCATGGATCCCAATCGCGTTATGTTCTATCCAAACGATCTAATACAGATTGGTAATTATCCGTATCCAGTTACTGTAGTCAATACTGTATTACGTGGTACTACGGGTAATGTAACTTTCACAGTTAACCGACCTAACATTATTGCCAACATTGGTATCAACAACGGTATCACAGTTGGACCTAATTGTCAGTTTCGTGTGTTCGTGCCCAATATGCCCACTTATAGATTACGTCCCGGCGGTTCATTGATTGTAAATGGACAGGTCATCAATAATGGTTATCTAGAATTTGATGATGTGTTTGAATTATATGAGTGGACCGGAGGCGCGGCATGAGCAGTAATATTCCTGAAGTTGGTAATAATGCTACGCAGATCAACACTGCGGAATTTGTAAAGTTAAAGATATACAATGATTATAGCAATACCGCAAACACCAGCACTTACACGTTTAGTTCTGCATACAAGGCAGAAACAATTGATGGTGTAACTTATTCTCCATTAGGTGGTTTGCTAGCAGTAGGCGCACAAAATCGCGATATCAGAGTCACACAAGGTGATACTAACATATCATTATCAGGCATCGATGGCAACAATATCTTCGTAGTGCTAGACAGCAAGATCAGAGGATCAGAAGTAACCATCTATCGTGGATTTTACGATGCCAATATGGTACTTGCAAATACCTATCAACGTTTTACTGGTATTGTGACCAATTACAATATCACAGAAGAACGACAGGACAACGAAGACAACTTTACAGTTGGTATTTCAGCATCATCTTATAAAACTGTACTGGAAAATCGTATTGCTGGCAGAAAAACAAATAAAGAATCATGGAGATTCTTTAATTCTACTGATGCATCGATGGATCAAGTATATTCGATCACTGGTGTATCATTTGACTTTGGTATGAAACCACAAGTACAGATCATCAGGCCGGGACCAGATCCATACATAGGGGATCCGTATTTGAATCCAGTAACGCCGGGATTACCATAATGATATTATCAGGTGGTATTACCATGACTGGTGGTATGATTTTTAGTGGAGATGCAGTTGCACCGCCACCACCACCTGCTGAAGATTTTCAAATAGTTTTTACCAAAAGCGG